GGGAGTTATACTCCCTGAGAGCAAAATCCCGCTCTGCGGGACCTGCTTGTTCTACTCAGATGTAGTATCGGACGTTGAGTCTGGTCCATTTGGGAGGACGAGTATGGTCTCGTGCCTCAGGTACGATATCCATTACGCGTCAGTCATGCTGGAGGTGGGTGTTTCCCACCTAACAGCTCCTTTTAAGGAGTAGATACCGAGAGGTTGAGAACAGCCTCTCGCTGACGGTGATAGTGGTACCTGGTCGGCACTCTTCTCGGTAGAAGAGCCCTCTAGTTTAAAGGGTAAAACGCGAGAATGGGAGTCTCGTGGAAATGGGAATCCGGAATAATTTAATTCTTGAGATTCACGACGCTCTTCGGAGGACAGTACGGAATTTTAGGATGAAGATAGGAGGATCCCGGGGATCTAGTTAGGAGAAGTGTAGGATCAGGCAACCACAGCGGTAGCCCCGTCCTTGGATAAGGTGCCTGCAGTCCCCCCAGGGGGAAACTGAAGTGCTAAGCTATTATATATAATTGAAAATGAACAACTTGACTTATTTTTCGGAATTAAGTCCAGCTGTCAGACTTAGTTGGCAGAACAGTGTAAAATCTGGTCGCCCATTGGCCTTAAAACTCTTGAGTTTTATTGGCTTAGTGGGTGGGGCTTCCTTGTCGTCTTGGGTGAAGATACTTTATCGTTTCGCGTGGCATTGTGGGTGGATTATGAGGACTCAGGGAGTCCGGGGATTGTGTTTGCGTTTGAAGGCTTACAGCATTTTGCTGATGTCCGTTACAGCGGGTAAGAAGCATAAGGATGTGAGCGTCCTCGGGCCAGCGATAAGTCGGACTAAATCTGGTTTGCCGAGAATTATTCCCGTTGAGCACCGTCGGAGAATCCGGTCTGGGGATCACTTAATTGTGAGGGCGTGGCTGTCCCTATTTGGATTGTATAGGGTACTGGATTTTAAGGGGGTGTTTAGCGTGGATACGATTATAGCCCCATTCGAGGGATCGTCCCGTGTGGTTAGACGCGTATCTAGGTATTCAGAGTTTTTCGTTCGGCAGTTAATGACTTGGGATATTTTTCCTTTGTCAGAGGCTAGTGTGCGTGAGGCTCTGAAAGTGGAGTACTTCTCGGTCCGGACCTCGGGGCCCAATTCTCGGGGAGGTAGTACGTCTTTAGGTATGTGCTGGTATGATGCTTTAGTGTGGATTAAACATCCACTCTGGGCCGTATTGGTTTCATGGTTAAAGATTGTAGACTCTCTCTCTATTAAGTCAGTCATGGAGCGTTTGGCTTCGGAAGCTGATGACATTTATTTGTTATGGGCGGACGACCCTAAACGGTCGTCAGTTCCACTTACTGGAGTGGGGGGTCGGTTGGGAAAGTTGGGAGTGAAGGAAGAACCTGGTAAGGTTCGAGTGTTCGCTATAGTAGACTATTGGACGCAAATTATTTTGCGTCCGCTCCACCTGTGGTTGTTTTCGGTTCTTAAAAGAATACCTCAAGACGGGACCTTTGATCAATTGGCTCCTGTAAGAGCGTTGATTAAGGATTTTCCCGATGAGGTTTGTTATTCTTTTGACCTGACAGCGGCCACAGATAGGGTGCCATGGGAGGTGCAAGTGGCTCTACTGAACCAACTCCTACCAAGTGGTATGGGTGACTTGTGGGGGAAACTATTGAGGGACCGTGATTTTTATTACGATCTCTCTTCAGACCGTTTTGCGACTGTTGAAGTCAAGGAGGGTCTGCCACGCAGCGGAACTGTTCGCTACGCGGTGGGACAACCCATGGGGGCTTATAGTTCTTGGGCGATGTTGGCTCTGGTTCATCATATGATTGTCCAGTGTGCTGCTCGGGAGGTAGGGAAGACTGGTTGGTTCACGGCTTATGCCATTCTAGGAGACGATGTGGTGATTGCAAACCGCCTTGTTGCCATGCGGTACAGGGATATATTGAAGGGTTTAGGGGTTCGCATTTCAATTGCTAAGACCCTAGTAGGTCGGGGTAGTTGCGAATTTGCCAAACGGTTCTTCCTAAAGGGAAAGGACACTTCTCCTGTTTCCTTGTTAGAGTTCGCCTTAGGGAAGTTTCATCTTCCTATTTTGGTTGAGCTAGTACGGAAGTTGGGGATGGTTTGGGAGCCTAAGCTCTCTAGTGTATTGCGTGCTGCGGGATTTGGATATAGGGCTCAAGGGCGGGTAACCAGCCCGTTCCCACGCCTGAATGGAAGAATCTTAGGGTTGCTGTTGGTCCTAAGGAGTCCGGGGGTTTCTCCTTGGTCGGTGGTTTCTTGGAGGGAGATGATAGATTTGCTATCATTGAACTCGGAGGACCGCGATCCTTATGCCGTTTACCAATGTATTCGGGATAAGGTGACGATCTCTGTAGCTGAAAAGATCGAAAGGGTTCGATCCTCGGTGCATGCCGTCCAATCAGAGGCTCTTACCCTTGATGGGTTCGATGTCTACTGGTGGGCTGTTATATACCGTAGGTTGTATGTTGCGATCTTGGAGTCCCTAGATGATCTGGGGCGAAGAGTTAAGCCGGTGGTCCAACTGGATCCAGTCGCTAAGGAGATGGTGAAGGGGAACCATGAATGTATGGAAGACATTGTGTCTTTTATGCAGGAGTGGTGGGCGGTAAGTGATGAGTTGGCGTCTTTAAAGGAGTTTCTTCCTTTTGATGTCCGGGCCAAGGAAACGAGGTTTCGGTCAAAGGAGGGTAAGTTAATTCGTTTATTGAAGTCCCTTATCCACGTCCTCCGCTCCTCTTAGTAACTAAGAGGGAGGTTAGTTCCTGCTCAAGCAGTAGATGTCGCTAGTGATAGTAGGACGGAAGCCATTGTTGGGTGGTCGCTTAAGTGGGCCTTGCTCTGTTAGTGTAGATTGGATTTTGTAGTCTAAGACCCTCCTAGCAAGGAGGAGCTCAGCTATCAACTGAGTTGTTTTAGGAAGACCATAGGGGGCGCCTAACGCTTTGAGTGTTAGGCGAACCCGAAAATAATGTCGGACAGTTGAGTCCAATGGGACCCGAGAATCTCAACTTCGGTTGGGGGGGCGGATATCCCATTCCCCGCAAAGGAGC